AAGAGTTAGCACGCCAACGCGATCAATGGACTCGTGAAGCCCAAGAGAAAGCGGACGCAGATATAGCCCAACGCATAGTAAACAGCTACAAAGAGAAAATTGCTCCTGGGAAAGAGAAGTATGAGGATTTCGAAGCCGTCACTAATAATGTCGATATGCGATATTATCCAAATGTCGTTCAGCTTTTAGCCGAGTACGTGGATAATTCACATGATGTTATTTATGAACTAGCAAAGAATAGAACAAAACTATATCAGCTAGAGTCAACGTGCGGTCACAACCCTCAAGATGCCATTTATGAGATTAAGCGTTTGTCAGATTCAATCAAAGCAAACGAATCAAGCTCACAGATGAAACATGCCAATAGCCCTTTATCTCAACAAAGACCTTCTAACACCGGAACGGATTCAGGTGGTACTCTGTCTATGAAAGATTTAAAGAGAAAATATAAGGCATAGATACGGTATTACGCTCTGAGTCCTAACTTAATGGATAAAGTTAGGAGTTACTAACATGGCTGTTTTCCCGAATAACATTTTACAAACCGTCCAAACCTATCAAAGGTCAGGACTTGCTCTATTACAGAACTTATGTTGCCATATTAGCACAGCTAGTACAAAATTTAAGGACTTTGACAAAATTCAGGCCAACTTAGGCTCTACAGTGACCTTCGATTTGCCACCTCGTGCGACTACTGTTGCCGGACTTGTTGCGTCATTTCAACCAGCCGTTCAACGGGTTCAACAATTGGTGTGTGACCAAGCAAACAACAGTTCATTCGCTGTTACTTCCCAACAACGTATCTTCAACTTGGAAAAAGGTGAAGAAGATTATATGCGCGTGTTTGGTAAGTCATTCATTGCAGAACTTGCTACTCAAGTTGAAGGCAACGTTGCTCTTAACTGGGCTTCTGCGGTTCAAAGCCAACTAGACAGCACTCTTAACACGTTTTCAGGGCCATATCGTTACTTCGGTAATGGTTCTACAGCATTGACCTCTTATCAGCAATTAGCTCAAGCCATTATGTTCTTCAAAAACTACGGCTCTGTAGCAGAAGGTATCAAAGTGTATCTACCTGATACTGTCGTCCCTGCTGTTGTGGGTAATGGTCTAAACCAATTCGTTCCTCATCGTAACGATGAAATCGCGATGTCTTGGGAAATTGGGGATTTCGGTACTCCATTAGTAAGCTACTACCAGTCAAACTTAATGCCTATTCACGTATCTGGTGACACTGGTGTTAATCAACAAACATTGACTGTTGTGAGCGTTAATGACCCAACAGGTCAAAATGTTACACAAATCACTGTAAGTGGTGCGACTGCTAGTGATGCCAATGCCGTATTCTCTGGAGACTTATTCAGCTTCCAAGACGGGGTTTCTGGTCAACCTAACATGCGTTACCTAACCTTCATTGGTCACTTCCCAAGTGCTAACCAAGTTCAATTCCGTGCGACTGCTAATGCTGCTGCCAATGCTTCTGGTGTTGTGACCATTAACATTACTCCAGCATTGAACTGGGCTGGTGGACAAAACCAAAACCTAAACAATCCAATTGCTGCCGGAATGCAAATCCTTGGCGTTCAGTCTCATCGATGCGGCGGTATTTTGGGTGGTGATGCGTTCTACTTGGCAATGCCTCAGTTACCAGAACAAAGTCCTTACGACACTGCAAATGAGTATGACGATGACACTGGTGTGTCTATGCGTTTGACCTACGGTTCTTTATTTGGTCAAAACGAGACAGGCATGATTTATGACGAAACACATGGCTCAGTAATCGTTCCTGAATACTCCATGCGCTACGTCATTCCATTGTCTCAAGGTTAATTGTTGGTGAGGGTTTTTGCCCTCACCCCACTCATTTCAAGAGGATAAGAAAATGCCTATTGCTCAAATTCAAAATGAAGCCATATATGCGTTACCGCATTTATACGTTCAAGGACTAAGTATTTCTCCAGCTTCTACCACGCTACTTGCTGTGTCTCCTGGAGCTGCAAGAGATTCTACTAACAGCATTGATATGGTAGTTGGCTTACAAAACTACTTTGGTATCGATAATCCAGCATTACAATTCCAAAATTACCAGGCAGGTTTGTTAATAAATTCTGCTGTTAACGGTGTAAATGGTCTTGATACTGGAACAATTGCTGCTAGTACTCAATACGCTATTTATTTGATTGGTGATTCTCGCAATTATCAAACAACAGCAGCGGTTTTAAGTTTAACCAGTAATCCTGCTCCTACTTTACCACAAGGATATGATTCATATCGTTTGATTGGTTTCATTGAAACTGATGGTTCCTCTCACTTCGTATATGCAACTCATAAACCCCAGAATATTGGTGGATTGTTACAGTACTTCAACTCTCCTGCAATTTCTGTTCTGTCTGGAGGTAATGCGACTACTTTCACCGCAATGGATTTGACCACTAATAGTGCAATACCTACGACTACATTGCCTAACGTAATCGTTAATCTGTTTGTGACCTTCACTCCTGCGGCTGCTGGTGATGTGGTTCAATTTAGACCAACTGGTTCTAGTGCTACTGGAAATCTACCAACAATTACCGGTGTTGCTGCTGGCGTTGCTCAGACTCAATATATCCAAGTTATTGCAGGTGTTGGCTCTTCTAAACCAGAAATTGACTACTTAGTTACTTCTAGTTCGGATGCCGTTAGCGTTTCTGTTGCTGCTTGGGCTGGTGTATCTAATAGCGCATATCCAGCACTTGTTTAATAACTTAAGGAGTGAGTTGTTATGCCATATACTGCGCAGGAATTAATAACTCGCTCCTGGTTTTTATCGGGTATTGTTGCAAGAAACTTACAAGTCCCTACAGGCGATCAAATCTATGATGGCCTTCAGATGCTTAATGATTTGCTCAATTTCAAACAAATTGAGACCGATTTAATTCCTTATTGGACTTACATCGAATTACCTCTTGTGGCCAACCAAGAGTACTATTTTCTCCCTTACGTAGCAGCGATTGAGTCGGCCACCTTTAATATTGATGTTGTACGTTATCCGATGGACTATGTTAGTCGGCGTAACTATTACGGCTCATCACGGGTTGATAATATTTCAACTCTACCCTTTAGCTGGAACTATAACCGCGCTGTTGGTGGTGGCAATATGGCGTTGTACTTCAAGCCTGAATCAGATTACCCCATGAAAATGATGGTAAAACTATTTCTGGTTGACGTAACACTACAGACCGACTTGACCAATATTTCTGAAATTGTTCCTTATACCTTCATTAACAGTGCGAATCAAGGATTAGATACTGCCTACATTGAGTATTTAAGGTACGCATTGGCGCAATATATGTGCTCAGAATATGGGGTATTGTTCAATCCAGAATCAGAAAAAATTCTAACGAGTTACAAACGTAAATTAATGTACGAAAGCCCTCCAGACCTATCCAGTATTAAGACAAGTATCTTAACTGAGTGCCAAGGTTTGAATTGGGGTGATATTAATATAGGTAAGGGTTGGAGACCTTCATAGGAGGCATCTATGGGCGACAGACCCAATTTAATTGACCATGAAATACGATTAAGAGAGATAGAAAAAACCCTTGATGATATCGGGAAAAAAGAAAAAGCACATCAAGACACATTGAAAGGGCAGTTTACATGGATAATTGGCACGGCAATCACATCCCTTGGAGGACTGATACTTCATGCCGTTAAGCTAATTTAAGGATGATTAATGGTTGCTCGCGGGCAGAATTTCAAACAATTACCAGTCAATATAGTAGGCTCAAGCATCTTTGGTCGTTATCCAAAGATTAGCATTGAAAAGACTTACAATATGTTTATGTCTGATAATTTCATGGTTCCTTATTCTGGCTATTCGATTGGAATTACAGCGACTAACTTCATTAATTCCATTGAAGGGCGCGCCATATTTACGAGCACGAAATTCGATGACTTGGTTGTGGTTGAGGGAAATAGTGTTTTTTTGGTAAACATTACCTATTCCCAAGCTCAAGAAAAAGTAATATTTTTCCAGGTCTTCAAGATTGGTACTTTGCAAACACAAACAGGCGTTGTGTATATTGCTGAAAACAACAGACCTCAAATTGGGATTTCAGATGGTACAGCATTTTATGTCTATGACCCAAACCCTCCTATGGGTCATACGACTTTTGAAGCAGTCCCGTTAAATTTCACACCAGGGTATTTAACATTCCATGATACTTATTTTATCCTAGCGGCATCGAATGATAATACCTATACGCCACCTGCTAACAACACCTGGAGATTATCCGGTCAAAATTACGGATATACATGGAATGATGATAGTGCTAGCGTAGGTTTGCTACAAACGAAACCTGATAACGTGAAAGCGGTGGTGCGTTTCCCCTCTAAAGGGAATATGATATTTGTGATGGGGAGTATTGTAACCGAAGCCTGGTTTGACACAGGTGCGCAGTTATTCCCTTACCAACGTAATAATCAATTTAATATCGACTATGGTTGCTTACAACCTGCCACAGTCGCCTATATGGATGAATTTGTAGTTTGGTTGGCTCAAAATGAGAAAAGTGGTCCAATTATTGTATATTCTGATGGTGGTATGCCCAAAAAGATTACTACGGACGGTATTGATTATCTTTTTTCAACACTACAAGACCCTGAAGATTCACAAGCTTTCCTTTATCGACAAGATGGACATCTTTTTTATCACATCAATTTTTATTCCGATAATCTATCATTGGTTTATGATTTTTCAACCGAGAAGTTTTATCACGCTTGTGACCAGAATCTTAACTATTTCATAGCCTCCGAAGTAGCATTTTTCAATAATCAATATTATTTCATCACAAAAAACAATGGCAATCTTTACGTGTTCGATACATCCATTACGACTTACCAAGACACCGATAGCATGGGGAATATCATCACGCATGAAATCCCACGCATAAGAACTTGTGCCAACATTAGAAACCCAGACCAAAACTATCAAATCATCAATGATATTGGATTTACTATTGAGTCTGGCGAAACTGATTACGAGCAACAATCTCTTGGTGAAATAATTCTCGTAACTCAGTCTGGGAATATATTAGT